GTCACCTTTCCCTCCCCGAGGAGTGCGGGGGAGGTGGCACGTGAGGCCCACCATAGCCGCTGTGAGGCTTTGCGGGCGCATTTCGTGTCCGGCTGATCGTTTGGGGCTGCTCGAGGCGCTTAGAACGCATTGTGTGCTGAGTGTTTTTCGGGTGAATCAAACACGCAGTGCATCACAGCGCAGCCGTTACATGGTACGCTAACTGCATGTTCTGCACCGTCTGCCAAACACAGCTTTCACCTCTTCGACGATCTGACCAGGTGACCTGCTCGAGCAGGTGCCGTGTCACTGCGCATCGCGCACTACCCGCACAAGAGCTCCGGGATCGCAACCGTTGGGTGCGTCGCATGGAGTCAAAGCGACCAGTTCAGTGCAACGGTGCAGCTGCTTCATCGACCAACGCTGACACCTGGTGCGACTACGACACCGCAGCAGCTAGCAACATCGGTGCCGGGCTTGGCTTCGTACTCAACGGTGACGGCATCGTGTGCGTTGACTTCGATCACTGCCTTGACGGTCGTGGGCGTGCATTGCCGTGGGCAGCGGCGCTACTCGAATCTGTGCCGGCCACCTACATCGAAGTGTCACCGTCTGGTGATGGTTTGCATGTATGGGGATTTGGTACCGTCGGCAAAGGCCGAGTGACTCCAAGCGTTGAGGTCTACGGCACTGGTCGTTATCTCACTGTCACTGGCCGTCGTTGGCGCAACTGTGGTGCGACGTTCGCAAACATCGATGAATGGATTGGGTCTTTACCCGTTTGAGCAGGGGCGCTGATGTCTGCAGGTCCGATGGAAAAAGCAGTGCGGGCGACACTCAAGACGCTCGAGGTTGACGCAACACAGGACGCGCGCGGTCGGTTGGCGATCGTGCTTGCAGTGACGCTAGATGCAGGTGCGGGCATGGCAACAGCAGCCGTGTCACGTGAACTACGGGCAACGCTGACTGAATTGGAGAACCGCGATGGCGGTGACACAGATGGATTCGCTGAGCTCTTACGAGAGTTGTCAGCCCCGGTGGTCAACACCAAGAACTAACCGTCCGACACTCGGCGGGCGTGTCGCTCAGATCGCTGAGATCCTCGGCACACCGCTCATGCCCTGGCAGCGACACGTGGCCGATATCGCCTACGAGATCGACCCTGACACCGGGCGCCTGGTCTATCGGGAGATCCGGCTGACAGTGCCAAGGCAGTCAGGCAAAACAACGCTAATGCTGTCAGCGATGACGCACCGATGCGTTGCGATGGGTGGCGTGCAGCGTGTCAGCTACACAGCGCAAACAGGTAAAGACGCGCGACTCAAGTGGGAAGACGAACACGTACCCGTGCTCGAGCGTTCGCCATTCGCACCGTTGATGACGGTACGTCGCACGAACGGAAGCGAAGCTATCCGCTGGGGTGACGGTTCTATCTGGTCGCTCATGGCAACCACGGACACTGCCGGCCACGGTGCGCAGCTTGATCTTGGTGTCATCGACGAAGCGTTCGCTTTGCAAGACGACCGACTTGAGCAGGCGATGAAGCCTGCAATGGTGACTAGGACACAACCGCAACTGTGGGTTGTGTCTACTGCCGGTACTAATGACAGCCTGTATCTCAACGACAAGGTTGATGATGGACGTTTGCGTGCGACAGCCAAGGACACGCGTGCGATTGCTTATTTCGAATGGTCTGCACCGGATGATGCACGCATCGATGATGAGGATGTTTGGCGTGCGTGTATGCCAGCTTTGGGGATCACTGTTCCCATTGAAGCAATCAGGTCTGATTTCGAATCGATGCGTGAACCTGAGTTTCGACGCGCATATTTGAATCAGCGTCAGGACAGGCTTGCAACACAACCTTGGCAGGTGATCAGCGAAGATCAGTGGGGCAAGTGTTCTGATGCCCGGTCGCGTATTGAGGGTCCGGTGTCGTTGGCGTTAGATGTGACCCCGTCGCGATCTATGGCTTCGATTTGTGCTGCTGGGTTGCGTGCTGATGGTGTTCCGCATGTCGAGGTGGTCGGTAATCGTCCTGGTACTGCGTGGGTGTTGGAGTGGTTTACTCCTGAGCGTGTGCGTGAGTACAGGTCGGTGACTGTTGATCCGGTGTCTGCTGCGGGTTCGTTGGCCGGCGATCTGATGCGTTTGGGTTTGCAGGTGCATGAGGTGTCTGGTCGTCAGGTCGCGACTGCGTGCGGCAAGTTCTTTGATCTTTGTGTGTCGGGTGGGTTGCGTCATATTGAGCAGTCACCGTTGTCTGGTGCTGTTGCTGGTGCGAAGCGTCGCAAGTTGGGTGATGCTTGGGCTTGGCATCGTCGTGACACTGCGGTTGATGTGTCGCCGTTGGTGGCGTGCACGTTGGCTTTGTTGAGTGTTGTTGGTGCCGAGTTTGCGTCGGGTGTTCCGACGATTATTGATCCGTGGGGTGATTCTGTTGCGTGATGTGTTGACCACGGCGGTTGAGTTGTTGGGTTGTGTTCTGGTTGTTGTTGGTGTCGGGTTTCTGTCGGTTCCTGTTGCATTGATCGTTGCCGGTCTGTTGATGGTCGGTCTGTCCTGGTTGGGTGCTCGATGAGTCTGTTTGCGAAGCGTGCTGTGAACCCACCTGATCCGCTGACGGTGTCACCATGGATTATGGGCAACAACTGGTCTGGTGAGTCGATCAATGAGACCAGTGCGCTTGAGGTTTCTGCGGTGTTGGCTGCGGTGTCTTTGCTTGCCGATTCGGTTGCGTCGTTGCCGATCAAAGCTGTTCGGCATGTCGGTGATCGTGTTGAGAGCGCACCTGTGCCGACATGGTTGGATGCATCGCTAACTGTCACCAGGTACGAACTGATCCACATGATCGTCTCGTCGCTTGCTTTGCATGGCAACGCGTATGTGTTCATTGACCGTGATGGTTCGTCGCTGCCGATCTCGTTGACCCCGTTGCACCCATCGAACGTGCAATGCAACGTCATCAACCGTCAGCGCTACTACACCGTCAATGGTGGCAATGTGCCGTTCGATCAGATTCTGCATCTTCGCTGGTGGACTCCACCGCAGGCAGCTACTGGGCTTAGCCCGATTGAGATGCAGAAGACCACGATCGGTTTGGCGTTGGCGATGGAACGTCACCTCGCACAGTTCTACGGTGAGGGCGCTACCCCATCGTCGGTGCTCGAGGTTGACGGTGACCTGACCGCAGATCAGGCGAAAGCGTTGCAGGCGACTTGGGAAACTCAGAACCGTCGTAGGCGCAGGCCGGCAGTGCTGACAAACGGCATGAAATGGCGTGCGATCACTTCTGATGCTGCGTCTATGGAGATGAACGCATCACGTGAGCTTCAGATTGCTCAGGTTGCACGGATCTTTCGTGTGCCTGCGTACATGATTGGTGCGCGTGGCGAGTCGAACACGTACACAAATAACGAATCAGCTGGTCAGCATTTCGTTACTTATACGTTGTTGCCGTGGTTGCGTCGCATCGAATCTGCTTTGTCAGAGTTGATGCCGAGGCCACGTGAGCTCATGTTCGATACCGCAGGGTTTCTGCGTGCTGATCAAATGAACCGTTACCGGGCTCATGGCATGGGCATTCAGTATGGGTTCCTGACACCGAACGAAGCGCGTTCCGTTGAAGGGCTTGAACCCTATGACGGTGGCGACGAGTTCGTGATGGCTCTCCCTGGTTCACCGATGGCCGGACCTGGTATTGACCCACCACCTATGGGTGTTGATTCGGAACCACCGGTCTGATGGCTTCATACGAACCGTCTACTGCAATGGTTGCTGAAGCCCAGCAAGGTTTGGATTGGCGCACCGAGTTCGAGCGTGGCGGCACAGCTGTTGGTGTTGCTCGAGCACGTGACATTGTCAACCGTCGTGCGCTGTCACTGCAAACCGTTCAACGCATGTCGTCCTACTTTGCACGGCATGCTGTGGACAAAGAAGCGGAAGGGTTCCAGGTCGACGAACCCGGCTTTCCTTCTGCGGGTCGTATCGCATGGGCTCTATGGGGTGGCGACGCAGGCCAATCATGGTCTGCTGAGATTCTGAACAGTTTGGATGGAAGGTCGGAACCCATGAACATTGAAACCCGTGACGGTCAGATCGAAGGCATCTACCCGCTGACCGCGCAGCAACGCGCACAGATCGAGTTTGAACACGAGATTGTTGACCTGTTTGGTCAATACGATCAGGGCTCAGGTGCGGCCGGTGCGCACTATGCAGCCGTGTCACCGTTCGCTGCTGATGGTTTGGTGTGCTCGAGTTGCGTTCACTACGAAGGCCCGAGGGCTTGTGAGATCGTGGCCGGCGACATCGACCCTGGCGGCATCTGCAAAAAGTGGGTTATTCCTGAGGCGCTTGTGAACCCTGACGCTGTTGCTGCGCCGGCCATGACGGCTGATATGGCGTCGGTTGGTGATGTGTTGGAACCTGCGCCGTCTGATGCGATGCCTATGCGCTATGCGTTGATGGACGCTGAGGTTCGTAAGGTCAATGGGCGTGATGTTGAGTTTCGTTCGGTGACTATCGGACCGCTCGAGGTTCGTGCAGCTGGTGACGGCATGTCGTTCAGTGGTTATGCGGCTGTGTTCAACAGTGATAGCGAACCGTTGCCGTTCATCGAGCAGATCGCACCTGGTGCGTTCAAGCGTTCGTTGAGCTCTGGTCGTGAGATTCGCATGTTCAACAATCACAACACTGATCAGGTGCTCGCTACGACCCGTAACGGTTCGCTGGTGTTGACTGAAGATCAGCGCGGTTTGCGTGTTGACGCAAAGCTTCCTGATACGACCCTTGGTCGTGATCTGTCAACGCTGATTGCTGATGGCACCGTGCACAGCATGTCGTTCGGGTTCAGTGTCCCGCAGGGTGGCGATTCGTGGTCTGCTGACGGTTCGTCACGTGTGTTGCGTGAGGTTGTGTTGCACGAAGTTTCTGTTGTGCAGGGTTTCCCTGCGTACCCTGAGACCACTGGTGCGAGTGTTCGCACCGATGATGATGATGTTGTTGCGTCCGCACCTGGTGTACCGGTTGCGTTGATGCGCAGAAAGCTCGAACTGAACGCCAAGCGTTCAGTCGATTGACGGCTCGGGTCCGTGCCCGGAGCAGCTGCGGCTGCCACCACCACGAACACCACCCGTAATGCAGTGAAAACCCCCAAACCCCCCTTTAGAAAAGGAGCTACAACATGAGTGAAGAACTCGTGAAGCGGCTTGTTGAGAAGCGCGCTGTTGCGTGGGAGCAGGCCAAGAACCTGCTTGACGTTGCGACTCTCGAGAACCGTGACCTGTCCGCTGAAGAATCAGCACAGTTCGACCGGATCAACGCTGACATCGATGCGCTTGATTCCCGTGCAAAGACCATCCTTGATGTTGAGGCCCGTGAGCGTGCGATCACCGAAAGCCGTTCGGCTCTTGGTCTTCCGCAGGATTTCACCCCGGCTGAGATCCGTCAGGCTGAAACCGATTCTGAGATCATCCGCAGCATCGCTGTTGGTGAGCGTCGCGCTGCTTCGTTCGAAGCCCGTGACATCACGACCGGTTCAACTGGTTCCCCTGTTCCGACGAACTTCTACAACCGTCTGGTGGAGCAGCTCGTACTTCAGGGTCCGATGCTCGACGCCAACGTCGTTACCATCCTGACCACCGATTCCGGCAATAACCTTCAGATCCCCCGTCAGAGCGGATTTACCGCCCCGGCGATCACCTCTGAAGGTTCGTCGATCTCAGAGTCAGACCCGACGTTCAGCGCATTCATCACCCTTGGTGCGTTCAAGTACGCAGCTACGTTCCAGCTTTCGCGTGAGGTTGTCGAGGATTCAGGTATCAACCTGCTCGACTTCGTTGCCCGTCAGGCTGCTGTGGGTATGGGCACCGCCGTCAACACTGGTCTCACGACCGGTACCGGCACCACTCAGCCCAAGGGCATCGTGACCGCTTCGACTCTCGGCGTCACTGGTGGAACCGGCGTTGCCGGCGTGCCCACCGCTGACAACCTGATCGACCTGGTCTACAGCGTTGGTTCCCCGTACCGTCGTCGTGGCGGTTCGTTCCAGATGCGTGCTGCGACTCTCGCTGCCGTCCGGAAGCTCAAGGACACCACCAACCAATACATCTGGCAGCCTTCCCTTCAGGTGGGTCAGCCCGACATGCTGCTTGGGTTCCCGGTGTACGAGAACCCCGATGTCGTCGCAACCGGCACCGCTGCGAAATCCGTCATCTTCGGTGACGCTTCGTCGTACTACGTGCGTCAGGTTCGCGGCATCGAGGTCGCACGCGATGACAGCGTCGGCTTCGTCTCGGATCTCATCACGTTCCGTGTCACCTGGCGTGGAGACGGCAACCTGCCGGACACCGCAGCCGTCAAGCATTACATCGGTGCTGCTACCTGATCACCGGTAACAGGTCGTGCTGCTCTGCGTCGTCTTGCCCGTGGGCGACGCAGAGCGCACACCACCTGGCAGTCTCACTGGCAAACACGGGAACACAGGAGAAACATCATGGGCAACAAAAGGAACCGCAATGCTGGTGGAAATCAACGGCATACCAACAGACCTACCGGACCCAATAGCGGAAGCGCTAATACTAGCGATGAGGGCACTACCGGTATCGTCGTCCACTCCAACGCCCCCTGGGCCGGCACCGGTTACGGGGTCCAAGCAGCGAACCTCACGCGCAAAATCAAAGTAACCGGGCGACCAGTCACGTTCTCAGCTAACTACGGGCTCTATGGTGGAATCACCGACTGGGAAGGCGTCGAAGTCTTACCCAACGGGTACCACCCGTATTCCTGTGACATCCTCACCGCGCACACCCAGCACGCAGCGCAAACCACAGGACACCGAACCGCACTCCTAACCCTGTTCGACACGTGGGTTTACGATGGTGCGAACATCGATGGTATTGACCTGGTGGCATCATGGGTACCGGTCGATCATCTGCCAGTGCCACCTAAGGTGCTGCAGTTCTCGCAACGACCAACGGTCATGTCGATCGCTATGTCACAGTTCGGACTGGAGCAGCTGCAGCATGCCGGCATTGACGCTGAGTACGCACCGCATTCCGTTGACACTGATGTGTTCAAGCCTGGTGCGACTGTTCGCAACGCTGGCGGTCGGGAGATTCTGAACATTCCTGATGATGCGTTTGTTGTTGGCATGGTCGCAGCGAACAAAGGCAGCGCACCTGTACGCAAAGCGTTCGGTGAGAACTTGCTTGCTATGGGTCATTTCATGGCCCAACACTCTGATGTGATCCTCTATATGCACACCGAGTCGCGTGGTGCATCAATGGGCATTGATCTCAAAGCACTCGCAACAGCGTGTGGTATCCCAGAAGACCGTGTTATTTGGGTTGACCAGTGGGCTTATTACGCAGGGTTGTCGTCTGATGTTCTTGCAGCGATCATGGGTGCGTTAGATGTGCACCTGTTGTGTAGTCGCGGTGAAGGGTTCGGAGTTCCTGTGCTCGAGGCTGCAGCGTGTGGTGTGCCGTCAATCGTTTCTGACTTCACAGCGCAACCTGAACTTGTCGCTGACTTCGGGTATCTGGCGACGGTGCAACCATATTGGGATGCCGGGTCGTCAGCGTGGTTTTGCACACCGCTTGTGCATTCCATCGTTGATCAGTTGGAGGATGCATACGTCACCGCTAAGGACCCTGTGAGGCGTTCTAAGGCCCGCCAACATGCACTGCAATACGAACACGGCAAGGTGTTCAAAGAATGCTGGGAACCGATCCTCAGCAAGATTGATGAGCGGGTAAACGATGGGAACAACAGACCTGATTGATGTGCCTTGGGATCAGCTAGGCAAACGTGCTGAAGCGTTCCGCACGATCATTGATCTGCTACCCGCAAACCCTGTGATCGTTGAAACCGGCACCGTCCGTCAACTAGGAAACTGGCTTGGCGACGGGCAGTCAACACTTGTATGGGATGCAGCTGCTCGAGTACTCGCAGGGCATGTGACCACAATCGACATTGACCCGATCGGCATGCACCTGGTTGATGAGCTCGCGCTGACACACACCACAGCAATCACTGGTGACTCAATAGTGACCCTACGCAAACTGTCTGCCGCAACAGACCTGCTGTACCTAGATGCGTTCGACATTAACTTCGCTGCACCCGAACCTGCACAACATCACCACCTACGCGAGATCGTCGCAGCCTGGCACCTATGCCGTCGAGGAACAATCGTCGCAGTTGACGACAACACACCCGAGGCCGGCAAAGGCAAACGGGTTGGAGAGTTCGTTGAGCAGCTTGGTGCCGTGAAAATCGTGGACGGCTACGTACAAGCCTGGAGGATCTGAATGACGATCACTAACGGATACTGCACACTTGACCAGTTGAAATCCGTGCTGCGGGTCAATGACACGGTCGATGATCTGCTATTCGAGACTCGTATTGAGGAAGCGTCACGGGTCATTGACGACTACTGCAACCGTCGTTTCTATGCTGACACGTCGGCTACTGCACGGATCTTTGTTGCCGCTGAATCAACGACTGTGGTTGTTGATGACATAAGCAGCACGACCGGGCTTGTTGTGAAGACTGACAGTGCCGGTGACGGAACGTATGCGACCACGTTGGGTGCCGCTGATTATCAGGCTGAACCGTTGAACGCTGTGTCTCGCGGTGTGCCGATCACAATGATTCGTACCACTGCCAGTGGTTATCTGCCTACGAAAGTCGCTCCTGCTGGTGTGCAGGTCACAGCACGTTGGGGTTGGCCGGCTGTGCCGGAACCTGTGCAGTCTGCGTGCATCATTCTCGCTGGTCGTTTGGTGAAGCGTGGTGATTCGTTGCTTGGTGTCGCCGGTTTCGGTGACCTTGGTGCGATCACGGTTCGCAGCATCGATCCCGATGTGCAGCGCATGTTGGCCCCGTATCGTGTTCTTGTGGTCGCCTAATGGCCGGCACTGGGCTTGATATTCAAGATGGGCTTGCTCGAGCACTTGGGCGTGTGCAGGGTTTGCGTGTCGCTGATCATTTGCCGGAGCAGCTGAACCCACCGGTCGGTGTGATTCAGGTGCAGTCGGTGACATACCACCGTGCGATGCGTGGCGGGTTGTCGTCATGGGATTTCGTTGTGACGGTCATTGGTGGTCGTATGGGCGACCGATCTGCGCAACGCACCCTTGACGGTTGGATGTCTTTTGATGGTGTGTATTCGGTGCGTGCCGCACTCGAAGATGACCAAACACTTGGTGGTGTGTGTAGCACCGTGAAAGTGAATGACATGTTGGCGGTTCGTCCGGTCTCGTTGGGCGACAACGTCTATCTGTCTTGTGAGTTCAACGTCAACGTAAACGCTTAGGAGCGCACATGCCTTACAAGATCATCGGACCCTATCGGGTCCTTGAGCGTGAGCCTGGGGAAACCCTCGCTGACATCGACCTAGACCTACCAGGTATCA